TGTCAATTTGGTATGCCGAACGTCGCGAAGCAATTGGGTATGCTAGGGCGAAAACTGAAGTTAATGAACTTATAAAAGTTAAGGAGCAAACAGATGATAAAATTACTCAAGCTTCTGTTGAAGTTAATAAGCGCTTTAATGAAATTAATAGCAGCAGTAACACTTGTGCTGATTATTATAGCAGCCCTGTGCCTGCTGAGTGCTTGCTCGACTGAGCGGGTAATTGTACAGAAAGTTCAATGCGCCCAGCTCGTTCGGCCGTCAATTAAGACCAATGGCGACCTCGTTCAATGGACGGCATTTCTAGAACGCGCCTATGGCTTGTGCAACGAGCGGCCAATTTTGAAGAAAGTTAATTAAGATGAAAGGAGATAATTAAATGTTTGGTATGACCGGATTAACCAGTAAGCTTTCTGGCTCTTATTCTAAAGAGAAGTCTAAGACGCAGGAAAGTTCATACACTACGCAATTTAGGTCCGAGCTACTTGACGCTCTCAATGAAGCGGCCTTAGATAACCTTGATGCTTATAGCGACCTAATTAACACCGAAGACCCTCGGGCCACCGGAGCTTATGACACTTTGGGCCAACTTGCCGAAGACGGCAATATCGATGTAGATGCTATTATGGCGGCCGCTAAGCAACAGTCAGATGAAGCACTCGGCCAGAGCTATCAGGACTTAGCTAGGTCTGTTGGTGCTGCCGACAACTCACTTGTGCAGGCCTTTTATGACGAGGCCGTTACCAATGCCGCGACTCAATTAGCAGGTAAACGTGCTGAACTAGAAGCCGAAGCCGGCAACCAGCAACTTAATGCAAGCCAGGTGCTGCTTAACTCCTTGGCGCAAGATGAAGCAATTAGCTTGGAAGCACTGAACAGTTTGCTTAACGTCTTGAAAGGTGCTGAAACTAAGTCGCAAAGAACTAGTACCACCAGTAAAAGTGGCTACCAATTATCTAGTAGCATTAAGGGAAAGTTTTAGTCCGAGCAGTCTTTTCTAATTTGAAGGAGATTAAGTTATGGCCGAAAATAGTAGTAAATTAAATCCGTTGACGGAAGAGGCCTTGGTTAATTACATTGTTGAGCACGAGAAAGTTCCTTATTCGTGGAGTAGCTCCAAGCCGCAAAACACCTTTAAGGAACTTGATGCCGCTCAATCTCCAGTAGGCGCCGCTTTGGCCCAGGAGTACATTGACCAAGCCAACTCAATTAACAACACTCAGCAAGAAGCACTTAATAGAGCTAAGCTCCAAGATGACATTGATACCAGTGAAACGGCTTTGCAGTTACTTAACCGCAAAGATGAAATCCGCAAGGAGTATGACAACTCAATTAGCTCTAAAATTCCAGGGGCGCTCAAGTTAATCTTACCATTTTTGGGCACCGGCGACATCGCCTATCAGCAAGACCTTGCTCGGGTGGACAATCAGCTTAACGAGTTAAGTAAGCAGAAAGAGCAGAAAGACCTTAATTACACCGCTCGAATGATGCTGGCTACTGGAGCTAATCCCTTTGATGAGCAGCGGGCCGCAAATTTGCAGAAGCAGTTCATGGACCAAAGGGAGACAATTAGCTCTAGTGTTTCAACACCTAATACAGCCGACCTTTTAACTGATGTCTATAGAGCTGGGCAGAAAGCTAGTGGTAGAGGAAGCGGCGGTGGAGGAACTAAAGTAGCTGAAGCTTGGCAACCGCACTACAATATTTACAAGGATTCTAATAAACAGAGGATTGACTTGGCAAGTCAATTTAACGGCGGCGAATACGCAACGCAACCTAAGTTTGTCGCGGCTAAAGCTGCCGCTAATGCTGGCGAAGAAGCCCTTAAAGTTGGTGACCCTGTGGTACTTAAAGAAAGCTGGACAGTAGCTAATAAAGAAGCTGATGAAGGCTTTAAGGAAATTAGAAGCAACCTAAGTAAAGCAGGTCAAAGATTATTCGACGCGGCAATTAACGGTAATGGCGTATTAAATCAGCAGAACAAACCCATAGCTTCTGATTACTTTCTCGAAACCGCAAATGAATCTGTACCGTTTGAAGAAGCTGCTACGCTTGAGGGCCGAATTTTGCGTGATGCTAGATTAAGTTATCAAGGTAGAGTAATATCTGAATTTAACAAGTTACCGGAGCACGTACGCCGTACTGTTGCTGATGTGTTTGCTAAGCAGAATAAAAGGACATTTAACAGTAAAAGTCCTACTGATGTTTTAATGGCGGATATGTTAATTAGGAATAATGCGGGCGGTTTTTCTAAGGATATTCAGAATGCCTACCTCAACCAAATTAACTTCGACAAAATTTACGAAGATTCTGTGATTGCGGCTTCGAACAAGAATCAATTTACCAAGGGTATTGAACAGGAGTTCGTTGACTTCACGCTGAATCGCCTTGGCGAAGTAGCCGAAAAAGGGCGCCCTGATTTGGGGAAGCTTCTTAATGGTGTTAGCTTATACCAACAGGAGGCAATTAACAGGCAGCTAAAAAATCCGCTTACGGGTCTTCAGGCCCTCAAGCTCTTGGCTGACAGGTATGTTAAATCTAAGATAATCACGCCGCAAACTTATGCTATAGTTAATGAAGCGCTGGAATCTCCTGAAGTTACTAATATGTTTATTGACTCTAAGCAACAGCGATACACTTATGGTAGCTATGGGATTAAGAGCTTGACTGCTGTCAATGATCTTTCAACTATGGCAAGTAATATCAATCAATTCCGCAATAGACAAATGGCGTCTATTAGGAACATTAACAATAGGAGTACATCTAATGGCAAACATGAATGAAGCTCTGCCGCCTGAAGTGGAAGAGTTGCTTGGGTTGCAATTTGTCAAAGAAGAGATAATTGACGATGCGATGCCCAAGCAAGAGCGAGCTGCTAAGCAGGTTGGTGAAGTTAATGAAGCCCAACTTCAGGCTGAGCAGCAAGCAGCTATCGAAGACTTACTTGTGAACTACGAGTCAACTCCTGATGGACTGGCACAAACTGTTATGCCTGATGAAGTTGAAATGGACGAGCTTCTTGCTCCGGTCATTGATGCTAAAGTTCAGGAAGATATTATTAAAAGTGAGCAGGCTTTACAGCACGGAGAACCCTCGGGCGGCTTTATGGATAAGTTAATTAAGGGCGCTGGTTCCTTGGTTGACGCAATTAGCTTGCCGACTCAATTAGCAGCTAAAGCCGGAAAAGCGGTCGGAGAAGCTGTTGTTGATGCAACTAAAGCAACTTACTCTGTCGGTGAAGGCCTTGGCGAAACTGTCGCTGGTGTAAAGGTGGCAACTGAAAATATGAGTGCAATTGAAACTACTAAGTCAATTGCCGGAATCGGCTACTTGGCGGCCCTGAACACGCCCAAAGCAACTGCTAACATTGGCGACTTCTTAATTAACTCTGCCCGCAGATCGGCCGGCGCATCGGGCGATTTCCACGGGTTTCGCAACATAGTTGACCAAGCTTATGACTTTATCGGACTTAATGGCCGCGATGATGCTGAGAGTTACGCAGCTATAACCGAGGCAATTACCGGTCAGGCTGATGAGGCCAACGAGGCCCAACTTTTCGCCGGGCGGTTCCTTGGGAACCTTGCGTCAATTGGAGGCGCAATGGGAATTACCAATCGAGCTATGGGAATTAAAGCAGGTTGGTATGGGAATAAAAGCCAGTGGGCCGCTTACGAGAAAGCCAGTTCATTAGCTTCTATCGGCATTAAACCGATTGGCGAAGTGGCAACTCAATTAGCTATTCCACTTAGCCGCAATGTTGCTCAGGCCGCAACTAGAGCTGGAGTTGGTGAACTTGCATTCTTAGGTGCTTCTTATGAAGACTCTTATGGTAAAGCAGTTGATGAATACCTGAATGTATATAAGGAGTCGCCTAAGTGGTCTTGGGGATTGCTGCTTGGTGGAACCGCTTTTGAGACCATCGCAACGATGCGGCAAGCCAAGAATACACTTAATCAGCTTACACGCCAAGCTAACTCAGTGTTCAAGCAGCGCGCTTCAATTAAGCCCACTACAAATTTCGCCTTCGGGGAACAAGTTCCTAATAACTCTATTGCTTTTGTTGCGGCTAAGGAATCAGGTAAGCAGCTTTCCCAAGTTGAGCAGGTTATTACGGCTGACCTTTCTGATTTACTTGCTAAGGGAAAAATCGACTCGAAGCTGTTTTCTGATGCCAAGGCTGAATTGACTCAAATGAAGTCAATGAACGACCAGATGAGTAAACAGTTACTTAGGAAGCTCACGAAAAATCCGCGTGAAGCTTTAGTGCTGAGTAACTTAGCTGACCAGAATCCAATGCTCTTAGCTGCTACTGACAGCATTAAGGACTATAAGACCTTGCTGAAAAATGAGCCTGTTAAAGCGGGCCAAAATTTGAAGTCAATTAGCTTGGACCAAGTTAATAGCCTTGCCAAGAAAAATCCGCAGAAGAGCTACTTTGTAGTTCACGAAGATGGCACTGTTACTCCGGCTGCACAAATCAAGCCGAGGTTCATTGACCACGCCAAGAAGAGTGATTTTACGCGTGATGCCTCCGGATTCATACAGTACAGGGTTGGCAAGAAAGGTCTGCTTAACACGCTGACTGTTGACCCTCGAGTAACAGCCCCGACTTTCGACACCGCTGAAGCTTATGCCTACTTAATTAAGGCTAATGCTGAGAAGCTAGGTAAAGTGAGTAAAGAGGGCTTGCTTGTGAATAAGAGGGTAATTGAGGCTATGGACAAAATGGCGCCCGAAAATCCGTGGGTCGCTAATGCACTTGCACAGTTAATTGAGGACCAGCCGAAAATTGCCTCCAAGATGGTTTTGGCCACGCCGAAGTCTTACCGGACTATGGCTGATAGATTTACTAAGAATTATCTGCTGCGTAAATTAGACCTCGGGCTGGCTGACGACTTAGTTACTGAAGTGCAAAAATTCGGCTACGAAGTTACTGACCAGTCCAAGTTTGTAAGCCGGCTTTACAAAGGGCAACTTAATCGAGATGTCAACTCAAGCGGCCTTCGAGATGCTGGCTGGAACAAGCTTGACTTGACTCCTCAGGATAAGTTAGTCATTGAAGTTGACTCGGCTAAACTTAATGAGTATGAGCAGATGCAAAATGCTCGGGCGATTTCGGAAGCTAATGCCGCGAATTTTAGCCAACAGTTAATTAACATCGGTCAAGGAAATCCGGCCCTGAGAGGCCTCGCTGATATGTTCACGAAGAATCCTCTGGTTGACCAAGTTCGGCAGGTTGATGACATCGTGGGCAGCCACTTGCCCGGCGCTTTGGGTAATCTGTTCAGTAAGATGTACAACTACATTGGTGATACTACGATGGCGGCCGTCAATCGGCTTACAGAGTTAAGTAACAACTCTATGTACAAGTATCTTACTGACCGGATGCAACCGCTAAAGCAAGTTGGTGAGAAGCTCGGCGAGATTGAAAAAGTGCAGCTTAATAAGTTTGCCAAGCTAACTAAGATGGGCTTCGAAATTGGCGACGATTTCACCTTGATGACTACGTCTAAGGTGGTTAATGGAGAGGAAATTGAAATGCTTACTACCAGAAATGCCATCGCCATAGACAGAGCTGAGCAGATTGGGTTGCTTACTCCAGACCAAGCTAATAGCTACCGCAACTTAGAGACAACGGCATTGCCAGACTTAGCTAACATTGCTGAGGGCAAAACTCTGGAGTTGAGCGAATCTACAGAAGAGTTCCTTAGCTTGTATAAGTCAATTAACAATGAGCTATACAGCGGGCGCAAGCAGATTGTCAGGGCGTTTGGTGGCAATGCACAGTATACGCAGCCTTTCCACATTGCCAACAAGCTGGGTTCTGAAGTTAATTTCATCTATGATGGCGACCAGTTAATTAGCACCGTAACCGCAAATTCGGCTAAGGAGCTGAAAGCGGCCACTGCTAAGGAACTTGAACTTCTCAATCAGTACTCACCTATGTGGGCTGGCAAGGGTTCTAAGCTACAGGTAAAATCTCGGGCCGACGTTCAGCGCGACCACTTAATTGACCCCGATGAAGAGTGGCTCGGCTGGGTTAATGCTGCTGGAGAGTACAGTAAGTTGAAGTACAACAGCGGGCGCTTAGACAGGACGTCAATTGGCTTGGCCTTCGAATACGACCCGGACATTGCCTCGACTTTGTACAACGACTTAATTAAGCGTGGCCAAGGTTTGGGCAAGATGTACCAAGGGGCGTTCTTCAATCGGGAGGCGCAATATGCCAAGATGCTTGGCGAGAATTCTGGCACTTCTCCTGAGGTTCGGAGGGCGATTCACGAGTACATTAACTTACTGAACGGCCGCTCCGTAAATACCTCGCCGACGGTTCAGAAGTTCAATGAAGTTGTGGATAGCTTCTACAGTTCAATGTGCGATTTGCACTCAAGTAAGTTGAATGACCAAATTGCCCATGACTTGAAGATTGCCGATGAGCAGAAGCTGATGGCTAATGTAATTGGGAAGCTGCCAAAAGCTAATGCGCTTGGAGTAACTCATAAACTTCAGCAACTTGTAAACTGGAGCTTGCTTCGCTTTGGGCGCATGAGCCAGGCTGTACTTAATGTACTCGGCGTTGTGCCAATGAGCCACTTTGCCACTATGTCGCTTAACCCGACTAAGTGGGAAGACGCCGCTAGCTATGCTGCTCGAGTTGGCTTCTACGGGCGCGAAGTTGATATGGCTCAGCGTTGGGGTACTGTTGATTGGCTTGGTGCTTTCTTCGAGGCAACTAAGAAGCAGTTTAGTAAGAAAGGCAAGGTGATTCTTCAGCTGGCCGAAAAACAGGGTTATGTTAGTAGGGATGCCAACATGCTTAGGGATATTGTCTTCGAGCCAACTAAAGTAGCGGCCGATTCTGGGCTGTTCAAGCAAGCTTTGAAGTTAATTAACAAAGGTGCCACAGCGGCCGCCGACCAGACGGAAGAGTTAAGTAGGTCTTTCAGCTTCCTGATGGGCCACGAACTTGCTGGGCGCGCTGGCTTGAAGACTCAGCAAATGAGGTTCATCTTTGCTAAGCAGTTCTCTGACAACGTTGTTGGTAATTACAGCGTGCTGAATAAACCTAATGTATACAGAGGTGCTGTGCCTGCGCTACTTGGAACCTTTAAGACGTACAAGCTCAATGTAATGCAACAGTTACTTGATGCCTACTCTCTGGGAAACGCCTCAGTGCTCAAAGCCTTTGGGACGCAGTACTTGACTTTCGGACTTAATTCGCTTCCTTTTAGTCAATTAGCTCAAAATGTGATTTTCCCGGTTGAGGGCGAAGAGGATACTTATAGTTACTTGAGAAATATCTTGGGAAGCGACTCCGCTGCTCGGGCCGCAATGTACACCCTAGGCTCACTTGTTGATACTGACTTAAGTAGCCGTGGCGACATCGACCCTGTTACTGGAGGCTTCCTGCCAATTAACGGTTCATTCACATTGCAGGACATTAGCCCTGTTGTGTCAATGTTGGACGATTCTGTTAATTTGGTTAAGGATATGTATGGGGCAATGAAGAGCGAAGTTGGCCTGAGCGCCCATCGGCTTCAAGAGTTAATTAGCCAGTATTCGCCGGTGTCGTCAATTAGGGCTTTTGCTAAATTGGGCAACCAAATGTATGATGAGAACGGGAATGAGTTTACTTACTCAGTTGACCGCAATGGTAATATCCAGCGGATTAACAGCCTAGTTACTGCACTTGGTTTCAACTCGATTGAGCAAGCAGAAAATTGGCGCCTCGAATCCCGAATGCGGGCTAGGGACGCAATTAACCAAGAGAAACTTAATGACCTTCGAAAAGCATTTAAGGCTGGCTTTAGGTTCTTACGGTCAGGTAACGTGCAAATTGATACCGACTTAATTACCCAAGCATTCGAGGGCTACATTAAGTCTGGTGGCTCACTTGACGCATTCATACCTTGGGCGCAGGCACAGTATAATGCCGCTACTATGACTAAGGTTGATAGGCAGATTGAGTTGCTTGGCTCGCAGGACAGCATTGCGGCGTTTAATGATATGCAGAAGTTAATGAGTGCTTCTTCCTATGAAGCCTACAGGGACTTGTTCGAGCCACTTGAAGACTAGGGCACCGGGGTTCCCAGTGGGCACAAAACAAAGGAATTAAATTGAAAGGAGGGTAAAGAAAATTAGATTACAAAAATAGGGTGGAATCTTAATTGATTCCACCCTTTCTTTTGCTACCTTAACTTGCTTCGTTGATACTATTTAATTTAGGGGTGATGTTCTGGCAGGTTAAAGTAGCTTGGCGCTCGAAAAGCGGCCTCTCGGAGATTCGGGTGAATCTCCGTACCTTTGAAGTGGTAGTCTGCTTCATCGAGATAATTAGCTGTTACTTCGCTCCTTAACACATAATTCGAGATGATGCGCAAAGCCCGAGGAACTTGCGTGGCCCATTTTGAGTCTGCGAGTTCATTGAGCATTTTAAGTGCATTAACATCTGTCATCATTTCCTGAAACTTACGGGCTGCAGCTCGGAAGTTAACGAACTTCGAAAATCCGTAGTGCCCTAAGTTGAATATCAAGTAGCCGAAGACTGGCCTGATGACCTTGCTCTTGTACTCGGGCTGCGATTCTGCCAAGTTAATTGACTTCACAATATCATTAGCGGCCCAGCAAACAAGTTGCTCTCTACCGAGTTGCAGGCCTTTTTCAAGCCGTAATTTGTCTTCAGCTGTTAATTTATGACCCAACCCAATGGTCTGGTTTCCAGTGGTATCTGTATACAGTATGTCCGACCAGCCTTCAATTAAGTAGTACAAGTAAATTGTGCCCTGTGAAATTTTGAGCTCCGGCCAGTAGGCTTGGATTCGTTTAGTTATGGCGCTTATAACCAAGCGCCGCTTATCTATTCCCATAGTTAATTGCCTTTCCTAAGTTCATTGAAGATTCATTGAAGATTCATTGAAGATTTGGCCGTCGAGTAGAAGCGCACATTGTTGGCACCAACCCAAGTAAATACTTTCTTCTCATTGACGAAGCCCTGCAAAATGGCACTGAAGTCAGCGTCCCGCATATCCTTAGCTGCGAGGCGGCTAAGTTCTGTATAGGTAATTGGGGCCTCTGACTGCCTGATGTAATCAAGCAGCTTTTGCTTGGCCTCACTCAATTTACTCAAACCATATTCACCAAGTGCCTCAGGCATTAGTGCCTCCGTTGTGCTCAAAATCTCATCGGCATCTTCATAGATTTCTTTTGTTAATGTAGTACTGTTTGATAAGATGGCGATTGACATTGCCGTCTTAATTAAGTGTATATGTCGCCGCGCGTTGTAATACGTGAAGCGGAAATCCTTAACTTGCTTATTTAACATATAGAGGTTATCTAAAAATTCTGCTGCTTCTGGTGTTTCATCGAATGTCGTGTTGCGATATATGAACTCAATGTTCTTGAAGGCGTCAATTAACTCAGGCATCTTATCAGGCGTGAAAAATCTCGGCCGCGGAATTTGTTTTTCCTTAGCTCCGTACACAAATATGCACCTACTTACGAAGCCCTGCTCCATTTGCTCGGGCGGCAAAATTTTGGCCAGAGTTGCTGGAGTTATGGCTGATAAGATGTTAATTAAGGGTTCTTTAATTTCTATTCCTTGCCTATTATAATCTGAACCGTCCCATAAGTGACTCAAGGTTGTGAATAACTTAAACGAGCCGGTTCCTGCAAATGTACTAAATTCACTATTTAAGATTAAGGGAGTGCTGAAATTTTTGCTTCTTACTTTACATTCTATGTTACTTGTGTCTGAATTTAACAGGTCGCTTATATCATCTTCTGGTACTATGTGCTCATACTTAAGTAACTTCTTCTCGAGGCGCTTCTGCTGAACATTGGTGATGCCGGCCATAAATTGAACCAAGCCGTTACTTCCGGCCTCAAGTTCATTGGGGGCTAAAGTAACATAGCTGGGAATTAGCGGCCTTATTGTATTTATCACCGTTGACTTCCTGACTCCGGCGTTGCCAACTAAGAGTATCATCTGATTGGGCCAAATTGTCGTGTCGCCTAATTGAAAGGATACTTCCCGGGCCGCACAAGCAGATGCTATCCCAAGTAAGCCCCATACGAGGAAAAGCTCCGGAGCTTCTGTATTTTGATTGAGTTCAATGAAGCGCTTAATTAACTTGTTGTGTATGCGCATCTTAATGATATTCCTTTCTTAATGGAGGGCGAACCTCGAAGGCCGCCCTCGCACTTTACCGTACATTAACTTTAAGAGTTAAGCAGCTGCCGGTTTAAGAGCTACCAACTCAGCAGCCAGCAGCTTAGCTACATGCGGCGGAATCTGGCACAGCTCAGGAGCGATAGTCTGGCTATCGTAAGTGCCGTCGCCAATAGACTCAAGCAACTCAACGAGGCTATCATAGTCATCTGCCCACATCGGAGCTGCGGTCTTAATTACTTCTGTCATCTTAATTTCCTTTCTTATGTTAATTGAGTTAAAACAAATGTACCGGCTTGGTGGTACCATTACATAATAATTCATTTTCTTTAATTTGTCAAGTCAGGGCGCTTTTCTAAAAGTTCGCTAATTGCCTCGTCCAAATATTCGCGCTCCATTATCCAGTCGTGGCAAAGTATAGTGGTTTTATGAATAGCTTTTACTTCTTCGGGGAATTCGTAGAAGTCCATTAAGGTGACTGCTGGTGTTTGATTATCTTCCCCTGTGCAGTAGCTTATGCTGCCACGCAAGCCTCGTTGGCTAATGTACTGGCACATCTTGAGCATGTCATCAGCACTGGCAAAGCGATAAACTTCCTTGACCAAGCCGAATTTTTCAGTCCACTCTTGCTGAAGTTTGTAGAAGTCAATTAAGTTTGGAACTTCATCCTCTGTGAATATTCGCTTTACTTCATATTCTGTAGTTGGGATTCCGAAAGTTAATTCGACAGCATCAAACATATCACTATCAATAACTCTGGTTTGCCAGGCCGGCTTTTTGCCATACTGGCTAATTAACTTCAACGAGTCAATTTCCGTCCCGAATAAATTCGGGTACTTGAGTATTGTGCTGATACAATCATCTAATCTTTCTTTCAGTATGTTCGTCATTTTATAAAGTCCTTTCTTCTAAAGTGTGTAATTTGCTCAGGGCGAAATTTTCGAAGTCGCCTAACTTATATGTGCTCATTAACCGTTTAGACCAAAAGCGGCCTACTTCACATTCAACGGGTACATGGAACTGGTGGCCATTGTAGTTAATTGGCGCCATCATCTGTTTCATAATCGAGTCTAAGAGGTGTAGTTTGCTTTCTCGAATGAAGAAGACAATGGAGTCATGCACCTGAACCACAGGTATGAAGTCGCCAGCTTTCAGAGCTTCCTTCATTAACTTGCCATATTCAGGATACTCCATTGAGTCAAATTCCTGAGAGCGGCCCTCGAAGTAAGTGTTGACTAGGAAGCGGTTCATTAAGCCAGCTGTTCCACCCTGCCCTTTGTAAGCAGCTATCTGGCGCAAAACTCCATCGACTTTCTCTTTATCCATCTTAATTGGGAACCACGTGGTAAATCCGAAGGCAGTTGAGATGAGTCCTTGATTCGCCGTTTGCTCGCCGTAGAGGGTGTAGTGCCAGTGAAGTAACTTCGGATATTGTGCCCTGTACCTGTGAAGCGCAATTTCGCATAACTTAATGAAGTCCTTTGTTACTTTAGGCTTCGGCAGGCCGAGCCGCTCGGCCATCTGCTGGAGTCCCGTTGTGCCGATTTCCGTTAACAACCTAGCGTACATAGTCCTAGCTGTCATGAAGTAGTTGCCGCCGTGGCTAATTGGCTTTACGAGTTTTCGGGCGCTGTGCTTATCTCCTTTGTGCGCCAGCACCTCTTCGTAGGGGATTCCGAATACCTGACTTGCGTGAACCGCGTGCGTATCTCTGTCATCAGTAACTACCTGAAACATCTTCTCGTCAGTTGAAGCGGCTACGAAATAAGTATCTGCTTGGCTGTAATCAATGTCGGCAATTAGGTAGCCGGGTGGAGCAACAAATGCTTCCCGAATTTCGGCCGTGATGTTCTGCAAGTTGCGGCCTTTATTGAAGTCCGTTGCCTTGGCGTTGGCTCTCGAGGTAATTGTGCCCGTGGCGTTAAGCTTGCAGCTTATTGTTGTGGTGTTAAGCAGCTTCCCAAAGTCGCTCACGAACTTGTTATTCTCTTGATATTCCTTGAGCTTGTTTGCGAACCACTCAATTAACGGGTGCTGCTTAGCTAACTGGCTTAGGGTATCGGCGTCCGTGCTCAGGGCCCCGCCTACTGGTGTGGCTTTAAGTAAGTCGTAAAAGATTTTCCTCTTAGTTGCCACGCTGTTAATGTTGAAGTTAGGTAGAGCGTCGGCGAAAATGTATTTGAAGAGCGCTTTTACCTTATTGGACTTAATTGACTTACCCTGGATAATCTGGGTTAAGTGCTCTCGGTCAACAGGAAAGCTGTGGAATTGCATTTCCATATAAATTAAGTTCAAGCGGTGAATCTGGCCGTAATTTCGGGGCGCCCACTTGTAGTGGAAGTTAATTAACTGCAACATATAAAACAAGTTAGTCAGCGTCTGGAATGAATCGAGGGCACAGTAGCGTAGGTAGCGCTTGTATCCATCAACTGTATGTGGCATTCCGCTTTCCTTAACATCAAGGTCATCTTCCTCACCCCCTCGAATCTCCTCTTTCCAATACTTGTACATTGGGTTGACCGAGCTGCTTACGTGCCATAGGGCTTTGCGGCTCAGAGAGTGCATTGAGTAGAAGAGATACTGGGTGTCCCACCTATAGGCCCAAGCTGGACAACTGTACTTAATTAGGTATGAGTTGTCATAGGTGCCGTTGTGGAAAACGAACCTAATGGCGGTGTTGCTGTGCAACATTTTAAGTAAGACAAGCTTCTCAAGGTACACCTGAATGTTGGATTCGCCGAGGCGGTTTCCTGAGGCATACTCAATTAAGTCGACGCAGAAACTCAGTGGGGCTTTTGGGTTTGCCAGGTTAATTAGGGTGTATGAGATGCAGGTGATAAGTGAGTTGCTGGTTTCAATGTCGCAGCCAATTAGCCACTCGGCGCCAGAGGCGCTACTTGAGTTCAACCACTCAACGAAGGTACGAAGTTCGGCCGTGCTGTAAATTGGCTTGTAAATGAAATTGAACTGGGGGAGTAAGTGGTAGCTAAGTAACACCGCCTTTTCACAGATGTGCTCATAGTGAATGCGGCTAGCTGGGTTGAAGAAGCTACTTATCTCTTTGCAACTCAAGTAAATGACGAAGCTGTTTTCGGCCTCGAGTGAAGTAACTTCCCCTTGGCAGAAGTGCGGCTTCTTGTGGTTGCTCGCATACTTAATGTCATCTGTTATGAAGATGGTTTCCTTGAGGCCCAAAAGTGCTTCTTTGTTAATGAACTTGGTAACTTGATTAGTACCCGTCAGGATTTTGACAGCGGGTTTCGGGAGGCCGAATTTTGCGGCTGAGTTAATTAGCATCTGTCCCAGCATCCGGTTAGCTGAATCGTGAGAGCTGATATTTAAGATAATCATCTTGCCTTATCCAATTATACGGTTGGAGTTAAGTGGGTGGGACGAAGCCCACCCACCTGATTTGTTTTGTGAAATGCCTAAGCTTTCGGTTTGAACTCGGTCCAGTCAATCTGGTTTCTGGTTACGCCGTCTTTACCATTCTGCTCGAAAACCTTGTGCCAAGTAACCTGACCGATTGCCGAGTTAATTAAGTCCATCAAAGTTCCTTGAGTGTCTTTGTTGGCCCCAGTGTTCAGGATGGCATATTTTACTTTGCCCAAACTTTCAGCAATGTCTTCAGGAGTCTGGTTGAAGATAGGCAGGCTGTAAACCATTTTCTTGCCAATTATCTTGGAGATGTCCATTGAGCTGCTAACATCGGCGGCGTCCTCAATTACGAAGTGAAAGACAATTCGGCTGCAGGTTTCATTGTCAACCTGCTCAACTTCTTCCAACTTAAGCGCGTAGGTACCTTTCGGCCACACAAAGTTAGTGGATACTTCCTTAACTTCATTAGAGTTGACGTCCAAGAAATTGATTTCATTGCTCATAGTAAATTCCTTTCTTTACTTATATGTTAGTGTTAATGTTAATGTTGTTTGAGGTGCACTTAATTGAGTGCATAATTTGCGGGGCTCACAGGAGCCCCTTAATTTACAAGGTTAGCTTGTTTGAAGTTAGTGCGATTGCCGAACTCGAAGCTGGCTCTGGGGTTTCAGACTCAATTAACTTGATGTCATGAATCGGCACTTCATCTAGTCGGTGGTTGTACTTCTGGAGGATTATGCTAGGAGTTAATTCACTCGACTGGTAAATTTTGGGCTCTAGTTGCCGCCCTCCGATGCCGCAAACTTCTGAAGTTGCTTGAGCTGAAACATAATACTTGCCGGCCCTTGAGTAGAAGTACAAGCATTCATCGAAGTACTTGCTTAGAGCCTCTGACGCATTGATGGTAGTTGACAGCGGGTAGATTTTCCGCTCAATTACCTCACCGGCTTTGTTCTTCCTCTCAACTGTCTTAGTGTGTGAAATCACGAAGACCGAGGCCGCTAAGTTGCTGAGCCTGTCAAGGAACTCAAAGAACTCCGTTGAGAGTACCCCGTAGTACTGCTGTACTTGACCGTTGTAGAGCTTATCCTTATCAAAGCTACCCATTACATACAGCTGCTTCTCCCTTAACTTATTGAACATACTTTCCGCGAAGCTGGTAAGCGAGTCGAGGATTATAATTGTATGTTCATCAATGCGGCTTGCGTGGATGCAAGTAAATTGACTCCGGTTCTTGAGCAACCGCGCATCGCTGACCACCTCTCCAGTATCTTGGTTGTAGTAGAAGTCGCACTTGCTTATCAGTGCATTGACGAATGGTAGGATTGTGATGTGTTGCTCATCTCTAAGCTGAAAGTAGTCGACTTTATCAAGATGCTTGAACTTGGCCGCTTGGTTGAATATGATGTTCATTGACTTGTCGCAGTCAATGTAGATGATGTGGTAACCTTTGTCAATTAAGTTGAACACATCAGTAACAAATGTTGTCTTACCGGTCTTGCCCTCGCCAAAGCAAAGGACTTTTATGACTGGTTTTTTATTAAGATATTCACTCAATTTCATTTTAACTCTCTTCGTTCGTTAAATTAATCCAAGATACTTACGTATCACTCTATTGTGGCTTTAGCCCTGTTATACCTCAAGTACCTTATATATCTTCTTGGTGCTATAGACTTTCCTCGGGTCTTCGGCTTGTTGAAGAGTTAATTGACACTCCGCACCTGATTGACACCACTCGAAAAACGGGCACCGAGTTCCATAGCTGACACAATTGCCGCTCTTGTAATAAGCGGCGCTGCTTAGGCCATTCGACTCAATTAACCTTACAACTTGCCGCAGACCGTTCATTAGGTTGTCAACGCACTCTGTAGTCTTACTTAGGTACAAAGGGTTAATTGCGCATTCGGTTCCTTTGAACCTGCAGATTAAGTACAGGACTTTGATGCTCGAGATAAGCGAGGCCGATTCCTGCTGGTCGAACCCAAGTAAGTTCAATATGTTAGTTACGTATTCAACAGTTTGCGGGCTCAGGGCATACTTGCTTATCTCTTCCTCCTCAGAGCTGGTAGTTGACGAAGTCTTAATGTCGCATACTATGATTTCTCCGGTTGAGCGGTCAATGAAGATGGCATCAATGAACCCAATGTAGTTGACTTTGTCGAGGGTAACCTTTCTGGCCGCTTGCACCTTGTCGTATTTGTCGGTGTGCGCAATTAAGTATGTTGTATCAACCTTGAACTCAATGGCCGGTTTCTCATTGATGTAAAGTAAGTCGTAGTTGCTGTTCTCGAACCAATTAACAAGCTCCCTCAAAATGCGGTAGGCTGTGAGGAAGTGATAATTGCCTTGCATTGCTTTCTTCAACTTAATTGGGTACTTCAACATAAGCACCTTGACTGCCCCATCTAAGTTCCTTGTGATGAGATAGAACTGGAATGCTTCGTGGACAGCGGTGCCAATTAGCGAGGCTGCTGAGCTGCGGCGTGGCACTTTGAAGTTACTGCACTTGCTTAGGACAAAGCGCATCGGGCAGCTTCCGAAGCTGCCTAAGGAAGAGTAGCTAATTGAGATGGCATTTCTGCTCGCTTCGCTCGCTTTGCTTTCATTTGCGTCGCTCATTCAGATGCCTCCATTATTTCAAGGCAATTAAGACATATGGTCTTAGCCGGCCCGAACTCTTCCTGAGGTTTCAATTCGCCGCAAACCAGACACTTGACCCACCGAACTCTTGGAGTTAATGAAAACTTGATTACGTGATTCTCCTTGATGAGCTGCAAGCGTGCATACTTCAGGGGCGTTTTTCTGACCGCTCGATTAAGTTCCGTTCTAAATTGACGCTCGAGCTTGGGCTGGGCCTCCTGAGCCGCGGGCCAAATTGCGGGGTCAATTAAACAGGTGCAGTTAATTGCCACAAAGCCATCGGCATCGGCCTCATTGACTGCTGTAAGAAGCTTGTGTTCCAAGGTGGCAAAGGAGCCATTGATGTTAATTACCTTGTTGCACCATCTCCAACACTTAGCCTTACGGCTACTATGTGAGCCAACTGCTGTTGCTTTCTTGTATTCTGCTAGCTGGCTCTTTTCCTTAATTAACTTTGTTTCTCCTTTTGAAGCTTGCTTGACTTCGGCTGGCATAATTAACAGCGAGAGCAGAAAAGCGGCCTCGCGGTAATCGACGGCCTTGATGCGCCAACTTACTGAACTGGTTAAATGTTTGTTGATATATTGCTTTATCGCGTCAATCGTGCTTAGTGCATAATAGTGGCTTAAAGCTACTTCGACGTAAAGGCGCTGGGCACCGGGGTTGCTTGCTATGTGGTGCTCAATTACCGGAATCAGCGTGGCGCCACAATAGTCCATTAAGTTGTTTTCTCCTACTGCGCTTAGCTTGAGAGTGCTGCTTGTATGCTGATTAGTTTGTTCACAAATCAAGTTCATTGTCTAGGTCCTCCAAAAATGCAAGTTGCTTAGCTTTGTTGCTCCGTTTTTCGGCTGCTTTTTCTTTACGTGCTGAACTAACTGCCGACTTCGTGGCGTACAGGCGGTCGAATGAGTTAATTAAGATGCGCATATCCTTAGGTTGAATGCAGTTCAGAACCTCGGGATTCTCCTGAAGCCGCTCCATTATGGCACTTACTGTGGTGTCGATTTGCTTCAAGTCAATGGACTCTTCTATCTTACTCAGCTCATTGTGAACCAAGGATAGCAGCTCGCTTTGTTCGCTGTTAAGCTGCAGGGCTGCGTCGGCCGCTTCCTTGGAGTAGAGGTCAATTAGGTCAGCCAGTGGCGGCATCGCTTCAATGCGGTTCATATAGTCAATCGAGTCCTCGAAGTTGGCCAGCGCCGTGAGGTCGGTTGACCACACCTGAGCTGCTTGGACGGCTCTGATTGGGGCATCGAGTAAATTGACTTCTTTCTTCGGCGCCTCCGGTTCTTCTGCTTTGCAGCCAGCATTCAACGATGTGTTGGGCACCGCAGGTGCGCCCGAAGGCAGTGTGTTAAGTAATTCATTTAAGCTAATCATCTCTATTTGTTTCCTCTATGTAAAGGTTTATTATTCCGTTGTTATTATACATCAAGTCAAAGTATAAGTAAACAAAATCTTTGACTGAATGAACTTCCTGCCGCGTTATAAGTCCATTGCGACTGAATGTTACAACTATCTTAAAGGGTTGTTCTTGGCGACGCTCAATTAACTTTATATGTCGCTTAACTTCTTTCAACTTAATTGGCATCGGAGGCCTCGCCTGCGGCTTCGCTGTATCTGATTAGCTTCTGCTCAACCCAATTAACTTGAATACCCCAATCATAGAAAAAGCAAAGGTGGTAGCTATAGGGCTGCTGTGCAAGGCACTCGTGAATGTAGCTGCTAAGCTCCCTTCGAGTTACCTTGAGTTTCTCCGAGGCAATTAAGTTGTAGACAACTTTGTGGCGCCGCTGTTTCAGGTGAGAGTCAATTACCTCGAGGTTCCCAAAACAGATTTCGGAGTTGTGCTCTAGCCGGAAGTCAATTAACTCTTCCGCTGGAATCAGCTTGAGCATTCCTTGAGTCCATCTACCGGGATACTTACTGAAGCAAAAGCTCTCTGGGCCGTGGCCTGTGATAGCTGGGTGCACGAAGAAGCGAGTGATTTCATTGAGTTTCATAAGTTCCTTGAGTGCATTGGCAAAATCGCCCATTGAAGCATAGACGCGAAAGGCCAGCTTGGCTTTCCTGTATGCTTTAACTTCCTCGGCTAGCCTGACGGAATTTGGGGCGGCTTTCCGCTGGGTGAACTTGCTTGACTTGGAAGTTGCTTGACGGCTTCTTCTGGAAGCCAGCTTGGAATATCTAGTTATTGTTGTCATCTTAATTGTCCTTTCAGTGAGGCTGGTGACTAAAGTCACGTTTGCTATTAATTGCGTTGCGTTGTAGGAGTTACTTTGTAGCAGGTCTGGATTCGCTATTCGTAACCTGGGCAGTGGGCATTACTGCCCACTTGCCTTAGTTTCATCTATGTAAGTCTTGCTGGTGATTACCGGTTTAATTAAGTTGCCATCTCGATTAACATGTTCGCACTTAATTAAGAGGTCAACTCGAAAGCCGGCTTCTAGCTTACTGCGCATTAAGTCGTCTATTCCAGAGCCGAGGATTACACGCTTCGAAGGCAATGTAGTCCCATCTAGCAGCACGGTTTCGGCAGTGCAACAAGTTACTTGAGTTATGATTCGGCCCCTCGTTGTGTAGTTGTAGGCGAATGAAGTTACTTGAGCCGGAATGAACACAGGGAACTTCAGAGCGGCGACTCGGCTCGTGCGCTTGCTTGGGATGAAGGAGCTACTTGAGTCATAGAAGACAAAGCCCTCCCAGTGGCGCTGACACAGGACAGCACGCAAGGTGGTTTCGCTGTATTCTAACATAATTAAGTCCAAAGTCCCAAGCGGGCTCGCTGCCTGCTGCTCGAAGCTCATTCCCGAATTCCACTTAATTAAGTTCTGATAAGAACCGTCAAGTGGGTTGCGTCGTGCTGCATTGAACATGGCGAATGGGAGGAAGTCAAGCTGCGCTGTTATAACTTTGCGGCGTAGGGCACTGGAAGTTAATGGAAAGTTCTGATGCTCACCGGCCACGGTGAGTTCACCCAAGACAATTATACCTTCGTAGCTGTTATTGCTGTTTGAAGTTCCTGTTGAGTCCATCGCTTTAATTGTGATGTCCTGCAGGGAGTAGCTAAGGAACTCTAGAACCTGATTAAGGTTCTTCAGCTGGGCGGCCTCGAAGGTGTAGCTTAACTTGGCGCGGCCAGCGAAATTAAGCCGACATTGTTTCCCTTGTTTAAGTAACATAGATGTGTCAAGTAAGTTAGCTAGTGGAATTGCGGCGTAGAACCCGTTGGCTTTCTCCACGAGCCGGATTACATCTGCCTGTGCTAATTGAGAGTCTGACTTAATTAACTTCAAAAGTTCGGCTCCGCTTTCTACGTGGAGTACTTTCTGAGTGTGCGATGTGCACGGAGTGCTAATTGTGTTGTTCATCTTAATGTCCTTCCATTATGCCTTACGGCATAAAGTTGTTAGTTGAGTTGCTGTTATTTAGGTTACTGTTATTGCAGTTGTAGTTGTTTCGGCTAAGCCGCAGGCGCTCCTCGAAGCCACTTGTTAAGGAAGTCCTCAATGTAAGCGGCAGTTTCGCTGTCGGAGTTGCTTGAGATAAGATTCTCAATTTTCTCTCTATCTGAAGAGCCGGGCAGCTGGCGGTTTTTGAGCTTGGCTAAGCCACTCTTGTTGTAAATTACCCAAGCAAAGTCAGAAGCCCGCGTCAAGGCGGTATAGGCGTATTCGTTGTTAATTGAGTTGCCGTTTTTCCAGTCAAGTAAATTGATGATGCACCGCTTGTACGTTGAGCCTTGCGCTTTGTAGCAGGTGATGGCGTTGGCGAGGAGCAAGTTACTTATCTCGCCTATGGTGCTTAGTTCAATCTGCCGTAAAGTGCCATAGATGTCAATGAACTCTATAGTTAAAGTGTGGCTAGCTTTCTTTGAGAAGAAGCCCTCTTCATCGGCGCTGTTTTGTGAATCCCCTGACGAGGCGCTCTGTTGGGCTGACTGCTCAATTAGGTTGTCAAGTTCATCAGGACTTAGTTCGCTGGGCTGCGCTTCGCTTCGCGTTGAAGTTTCTGTTCCTGCTGCCCCTGCCGGCGGCGCCACGTCTTCATTAAGTTGCATCTCAATTATGCGGCCCGTTGTTCCGTTAATGTAGCCGTCTTCGTAATTATTCTTCGTGAACATTACGTTGTCGCCAACGCCGAATAACTTAATTGCCACGCCGCAAAGCACTGCTTGCTTAGTTACGCCGAGATACTTGTTAAGCCGCTGATTGAGAATCTCTTGTCCAGTAGCTCCGACGTTGGTCGGGGTGATAATGCAGTCCTCTTGTTCATTGAAGCGCAGGTGGTATTTCTCGTTAATTAGCTCAATAATCCGATAGAGGTCAAGGTAGTTTTCGGCCTCAATGAACTTAACATTCTTGAACTCCTTTGCTTTGATTGCTTGCTGCAGGGCAAGTAAGTTGGCTGATTTGAAGAGGTGAGCTGCTTGGACGATGTCATTCCCATCAGCTTGCCGGTGCACAGTGGTAAGATAATTGAGTGAGCAGCCGGAATGCGCCCCAAAGTAAGCTATGCTTGTCTTGCCGATGACTGGCTGAAGCTGGTTGATGTCGCCTACGAGAATTAACTTGTGCAGGCTGTACAGGTCTAGAGCTGCGAGGGTTTGAAGCATAAGTTCGTTGGATACCATTGACACTTCGTCGATAATTAACACTTTGGTGTCAATTCGCTTGTTGGCTGCATTAAAGGTTGGCACAAAGCGCCGGCTTAGGCGGTACCCGCAGGGCTTACTTGGGTCTGGTATCTCAATTGACTCAGGCACAAATTGAAGCCACTTGTGCAGTGTAAGGCACTGGGGAATGAAGGGTGCGAGCGCTGGGTCTGACTTAATTGACTTGATGATGTTAAGCACCGCCTTACCCGTAAACGCGCAGAGGAAGATGCTTGAGGCATCGAACTTAGTGAGAAGCTCTTGCAAAACAGCCTTCAATGTGAACGTTTTCCCAGTGCCGGCCGCTCCAGTCAGGATACTTAATTGACTCGAGCAGATGTTGCGCACCGCTGATTGCTGGCTTGCATCGAGAGCATTGTTAAGACGATTAAATTCTGAAGTTGCTTGTGCATCAGTGTCAATTAAGTTAGTTGCCGGTGAAGTTGCCGAAGGCATTGTTTGTGTAGCGTCAATGGAGTTAGCTTGTTTCAACGGTGAAGGCGTTTGCGCCAGAGCAATTAAGTCAGCTAGTGAAATGGGCATTTGGTTATCCTCTTTGTTTAAGCGGCCTTGCGGCCGATGTTAATTAAGTCGTTAAGCTACGTTGAAGCGATATTAATTAAGCCGCTATGCCGAAGGCGAGTTGCTCGCCGCAGGCTGTCAAGAAAAAAGTGTTAATTGAGCTCAAAAAACCACTTCATAAGAAAAATCGTAACGCGCGTCCAGTCGGTAATTAAGTTAAAAGTTGGTCAATGTACTCGGATTTTGAATACCTTGAGCAAAAAATAACCTAATTACCGACTGAACAGCCCCTATTAACTTCAAATTTAGACAAAAATTTGCACCCATTCTAGACAAAAATTTTCCATCTAAATTGAGTGCAAATTTGGGAGTTAATTGCCTTCTGCTAAGTTAAGTAGGTGCTTAGTAAAGTAAATTCCTTGATTAAGCTATTACGCAAGTAAGTCGCTAGGCGACGCGAAGCAAGTGAATCATAAATCAAGGTCGGAGTCAATTAAGTCTGCCATCTTAAGCACCTTCTGGGAAAAACTAGCTTCATCAGCTTCAACAGATAGCGCTTTAATGAACATCTTCAAGTTAGTTTTCTGTGCTTGAACTTGCTTGACTCGCTGCTTGCGTCGCTCAATTAACTCTCTTTCTGCTAAGCTAGCTCGACGCTCGGCGCGTGCCTGCTGCTGCTTACGGCGTTCGGCCTCAAACTGCTTGATTCGCAAGCTTTTGCTAGCCGTTTCGGTGGTTAGTTTGTCAATTAAATTCGATAGAATAGCCGGGGCTGTTTGCGGGTTTTCGACTAACTTAGATTCGTTTACGCCACTGGAGGCCGAATCTGATAGTAACTTAATGTAGTCGATGATAGTTAATCGAGGCAAGTGTTGCAAAACAGCGGAATAGCCGGCGCGAATTTTATCGGCGGCGTCAATTGCCTTGTCTGTTTGCATTGAATCAATTGTATTAAACAAGTTAAGCAAGGTTGTTTTTTCCGATGACAATTCTAGTAATGTTACTGTATGGTAATCGGTTACAACATAAGCGGCAACGGTGGAAAAATCGACTAAGGTAAATTGAGATAACTGTTTTAGTTGAGGTTTTTGAAAAGCGTTTAGATTGTAATAGATGGTTGTGTTTAAGTTTGTCATTTTAGTGAATCCTTAATGTGGTTGTGTGTGATTGTAATGTGATTGTAATGTGATGGTTTAATTAAGTGATAGTATTTAATTAGATATTACGAGTAAAGGTTGTAGCTTAGAGCAAGAAAAGAGGGGCTTAAGCAAGCCCCTCTAATCGTTGTCAAGCAATTAGATGTCCAAGTCATCTTCATCAATACTTGTTTCCACTTTACGGTCAACCGCTTTCGTAGCCAGGGCAACAGCGTATCCGATATAGTCATCAGGCGTGAAAGTTACCCCGTGTGCAAAATTAACCGCATTAGGTGACTGCTTTTCACAATGCCATTTAATCAACGCACGGATATAATCAGCGACAGCAACCGATTTACCCTTCACGGTGGTGTTACCTAAGATAAGGTTGGCCGCTTGCAAATCAGAAAGAAAAGTCTTAACAGTCTTCTCATTAATCAAGCTAGCTTTTGCCGGCATGTTGGCTTTTAAGCTAACCACCAAAGCCTTAACAAGTGCGTTGAAAGGTTTCGTCAAGGGATTCGCTTGAGCGTTGCCGCCGTTTTGGGGCGTGAGTATGTCGACAATGTTATTGAGGTTAGGAAGGGTAAGCAACTTTCGGATGTAGTTACTTAAAAAGTACTTCTCAACGAATTCACGGCAAATGTCATTGAGTCCGGCGACTTCCATAACGTCCGGTATGTTCGTGTATAAGACATCGTATTTGCCTTGTTTGTCTTTGATAAGCCGGCAACTTAATTGACGGTTAGAAATACCATCAATAACCCGGACGGATACACTTTTTGCCGGCTCGCCGGCAACAGTGGCAGTTAAATTGCCGTTGTCATCGGCGGTTACTTTAACGGCGTCGCCCGCGCTGATTTTGTTTAATTCGTTCAAAATTTCTTCTTTTTCCATTTTCAAAATTCCTTTTAATTAAAAGTTAGTTTACGTTAAGCGGCTTTGCCGCCGGTTTAATTTAGAGGCGCGTCGATTAGACGCAAGGAATAAGCCGGTTTTAATTGAGGCAACCGGCAAACCCGCGGCGGTTATCCGTGTTGTCGTAACCATTCCCTCAAGTCACTCCATAAGTATGTAGGAATATCAGCGGGGTTATTCTGATATTGCAATAATCTAGCTATAACCTCGATTAAGTTACTTGTCACGGCGTCAACGGAATCAACACTTTTTGTGTCGTCGTCAATCTGTAATGCTGAAAAGTCTTCGTAAATCAAAATTGTTTTGCCGCTGCGGTTAAATTTATGCACTGCCGCGGATTCGGCAAAATCAGCAAAAGCCCGTGGCAAATAGTTACTTGTCTTTCTTATCTCAAGCAAAGCGTTGGCAAGGGAGTAGCTTTTTGTCATCTTCTTTCCTTTCTCAGTTTGTTTAACATAAGGGTATTCTACAGGACTTTGTTTTTATTGTCAAACAAAAACTACATTAGAATACCAAAAAATTTTGCCTTGTGCAAAAGGGCTATAGCACCCCAAAGACAAGCGAAGGGCTGCGGCGTATATAAATGTACCCTTAGCAAATTCGCAAGAAAATTGTAAATTCCAGACAGCTGATACTTAATTAACACATGAATCTAAATCAGCACCTGCAAGCTAACGAAGCTAATGCAAGTTCGAGGCTGGTTTTCCGCCGAGGCGCTAATTGGCTTTGCAACCTAAGTAACTCCGAAGTGGTCAGAGCGGCTTGCCGCGAAACTCGAGTAACCGGCTTAACCGGACTTCGCTTGAAGCTAATGAACCTTTGAGGCGGCTTTCTGGTTGAGAAGTTAATTGACTTCGGCTGGTCAGCCGCTGCTTGTCAGCGGCCTCGAATTATCCGGCCATTGGGTTTACTGTCGTTTAATAGTTTATCACATTGACATTTGCCGGATTATTTGGTAAGCTAACTAAAATAGGAGGAATCAAGCAATGACTTTAATCAATGAAGAACCAGCTGGCCGCAAAACCACTAGGGTGTTACTGGCCAAAATGAGTGCTGGGGCGCTAATGGCCTTTTGTGAGTTACTTGAGCGGGGTGACCTGGAGCAGGGCGATGAACTTGTCTATGTCAATTTGGGCTTCGAATGGCCAGAACAGGAGCAGGCGGCCGAGGCGCTCAAGGCAATTTGCAAGGAGAAGCTAATTAAGTTCACCGAGCTGCAAGGCCACCTTGAGTATGAAATGCTACACAAGTCCATTGAGAAGCTCTATAGGCCAAGAAATGCAAGTAAGAATCTCCAGTGGCAGGGCTTCGTGCAACGGTTGCAGCGGGGCCGCGGCTGGTGTGGAGGTAAATTGAGATGGGGCGAGTCAATTAAGTGGCTACTCATAAACCGGTACCTCAAGGAGCAGTACTTAAAGAAAGTTACTCAGGAGCAGCTAGAACTGCACTTAATTTTCGGTTGCACCATAGAGCGCTCTGCTGAGCTGACTCGAAGCCGCCTTTCGGTGCCGGTGCTTAGGAATTTCAAGTTAATTAACCCCAACATCGCCGAGGGCCGCAGCAAGGCTTATTGCGTAGAGTGGTTAAGTAGGAAGGGCTGGGCAATAGGGCGGCTTTACACTTCAGGCTTAATTAAACCGGGGTGTTGGTGCTGCCGCAGTAGGAACATCAAGGAGCTTAAGTTGATTAAACAAGAGTGGCCCGAAATTTGGCAGAAGCTCCATGAACTTGAGAAGTTAATTAAGGAACCTTACTACAGGACGCCTCGGGGCTGGGCGCTGCTTCAGGATGTTAATTACAAGTCCACAAAATTCATCTCAAGTAACACAAGCAACAAGGGCAAGAAAGATGGAAAGTAATGAAAACAGTAATGTTGAAAATGCTAATGTGAACGAAGTGAACACCGGCGGAAGCATTTGGCAATCACTTAACTCAGGGGCGCGAAGCAAGTTGGTGCAGTTAATTAACTCTGGAATGCCCACCGCAATGATGGCTGACTTTTTGAACCTCGAACCTAATCAGCTTGCTGAACTCTTGGAAGTTCCTGAGCTTAAACAGTTAATTGCCCAGCAGGAAGCGGCTGAGCGCCTGAACTCGGCTGACGCCTCAAGCAAGTGGGACGAAGTAGAAGTGCTAGCTTTGAAGAATGTCCTCGGGGAACTTAATTCACGGCCAGACCCGGTTTTCGCCCTCAAGGCTGCGGCGGTTGCAAATAAGGCAATTAGGTCGCATAAAGGCAAGCAACAGGCTATGCAGCAGCTGGTCGAGGGAGCTAAGACTATCACGTTGCAGCTTAATCAGCAGGTCGTCAATGCACTGGTAAATGCGGGGACAGTGGCGGGGCCGACAGCTCAATTAGCACCAGCTGTGCCAAGTAGCTCGGGTAGCTCAGGTGCCACCAGTAAAGTCCTCGATGTATTCACCGCTAAGGATATGGAGCGCCTTGCTCGAGGCGGTTCTGAGATAGAAGCTTACTTTGAACCTGTGCAGCAAGCCGAGGCAACGAGCCTGGCCGGCATTGAGATGCTCAAGCAAGTTGACGACTTAATTGACTTGCCATCAAGCAGCACCGGAGAATCCAGATGAATCCAGACGAGGCTAAAGCAGCTAGTGAAGTAGCTGGCGGAATAGCCGGAATATTAAATGAACCAAATATGCGAACGCAGTGAGCAGGGAGCGAACATGTTATACGAAGTTAATGCACAAGAATTGCGGCAGACGCTGCTTGGCAGCGAAGCGGCCTACATTCAATTTGCTTTGGGCGCTCAAGCAGGTGATGACCTCTTGCCCACGCCGGAGTTCCACTTGCAAATGTTCCGGCTTTTTATTGATGAGTCAATTAAGAGGGTCTGTGTTGCTTGCCCGCGGTCGCACGCCAAGACCACGATTGCTAAGATAGCTGTAAGCAGGTTAATTCACGGTGCCACTTCAGACATGAACATTGGGTATATGAGCCACAGTAGCCCGCTTGCCACAAAGGCGTTAATGGACATTCGGAACTTAATTTGCTCCGAATCTATGATGGCGGCTTTTGGAGTACCCAAGTTCATTAAGGAGCAACTTGACCGCGGCGAATACAGCTTTGAACTTAATGGACACACATTTAATATGAGCAGCTTTGGCGCAAACAGCCAGATTCGAGGCTACAATGTTAATAACCGCCGAATTGACGTGCTGTTAGTTGACGACCTCGAAGACCGCAAAGAGAATGAATCCGAAGTCCTCTTTGACAAGCTCAAGCGCTGGTTCTTCTCCGACTGCATCAAGGCGCTGAGCCCCAAGGGCCGGTTAATTATGTTGGGCAACATCGTCAACAGGAACAGCATAGTCAACGAGAATTGTGCGAGCCCGAAATGGGCGTCAATTAAGTTGAGTGCTCTCAAGCAAGACGGCACGCCTTTGTGGCCAGAGCTTAACAGCTTCGCTGACCTCATAGCTGAATATAATGAGTATGCCAGTAAGGGCTTAGCTGGGCAGTGGTGCGCCGAAATGCTTAATGACCCCATGGCCGCAAATACACTGTCAATTGACTTGCAACGCATAACCAGGAGCCCCAAAGTTGACCCAGAGTCAAGTGAGCACGAATATGGATTCATCACAATTGACCCGGCAATCAGCCAAGCGGCCTGGGGACACGCGCAGACAATGGCCGTCCATTGCTACTACGAAACCCCGGCGCCCCATTGGCAGATAGTCGACTCAAGGGTAGCTTATGGAGAATCGCCAGTTGCTTTGTACGCCGCAATGCAGGATATGTGCAGTAAGTGGAATGTCTCAATTGTGGGCTTCGAAGCCGAAGCGTATCAAGCATCTTTGAAATCAATGTTTGAGTACATGGACTCAGTGAATGATAGTAGCGGTTTAATTGACTACGTCCCGCTAAAAACGCTCAAGAAGAGTAAAGCATCTAGAATAAAATCTTTTGTTGACTTACTTTACCAAGGCGTATATCATTTAAGTGATAATGATAATTTAACCATTACTCAGCTACTTGCCTTTGACCCGACGCGTAAAGACAATTCAGATGACTTAATTGACGTAGAGGCCTATGGCTGCCAGATGCTTGAGCTGCACCTTGAGAAAATCAAACAGGCCAAAAATCGGAAGTTAAGTAAGTCCGGATACTCAAGTGAGTTGTTACAGCGAATCGCGGCGGCAAGTAGTTTATAAACAGAAAGGTACCTAATATGTTTACACCAGTAGAAAACTTTAAGGCTTATAGCGAGTCAAGGGAGTTGCGAAGTTACTGTAGTCACTTCGTAGGTATGTGCAGCGACTCGACCAACGACCTGGTGCACCTTTGCAACAGAGTGTTAATTGACTTGTATGGTCGAAGCGGGGTAATTGACCGTTATGACGGAGTAACTCGGGACGGCTCTTTGGGCCTCGGTAACATACAAGAGCTCGTAAGCCGGATTACTCGATACGCGTTAAGCAAGATGAAAAATCGCAATGATATTAAGTTGCCGCTTGCTGCAACCCAACTTAATGAGGCCGCTTCTGACCTCGTCAATTTACTTATAAGTTCCAATGACAGCTATACAGCCTTTGGCAACCCAAATAACCAGAAGTATGTTGCGGCGGTGGCGGAGCGTATGAGCCAGGACTTCACGAGGTTCGACCACTTCAACGTGTTACTTCAGGCGTTCAAGTGCATACTTCATTATGGCATTGCCGCAGTGGAAGCTCGTTGGGATAAAGACTCAATTAACCAGTTCAACGTCGAGGGCGTCACGGAGAATCCGGCGTTCGGCGTGAATCTGAAGTTAATTAACCCCGGCTGCCTGTACTTCAGTAAATTGACTGATATGCGCTCATTTAGCGAATGTGGCGATTTTTGCGCCTACGTCGAGAGCATCGCCAAAACAGACATACTCAATCAAGCGCTGCACCCCGAAGTTGGTGACAAGGAACTTTCTGAGTTACTTGAGTGTAGCAGAACAGCCGGCTATCGCGCCGTTTTTTCGATGAACAACCCAAGGGACTTCAAATACATACTTGACTTCAACCCTTTGCCACACGACACTGAACGCGATAGCGACATCACCCGTGAGAACTTCATTAACAAGACAACTGTCTATGTGCGCGTTTGCCCTGAGTTACTTGGCTTCGAACTTCCCGGCCTCGAGCCGCTTACCAAGACGCTGCTCAAATTGACTTACATCGGGCAGACGCTAGTTAATGCAGAAGTCAGTTCCAATGGAGTCATCCCCGTAGTCGTAGCCACGATATTCCCTGGAGTTGCTCCAGCCGAAAACCTCACTCCGGTTCAATGCTTCATAAACTTCTTAATTAACACGAAGCAAAAAGGCGACCGGAAGAAAGTTTACGGACTCAATTTCTACGACCGCAATCGCATATCACTCAATGAAATCACCAAAGCTAAGGAAGCTGATGAAGAGTGCCCGTGGATTCCGGTGTCGTCTGAGCCTAATGAGTCGCTTGGGTCTGCCATAATGCACTTCAATGATGCTCCGGATACTCAGCATATCTTAAGCGACATCAACCAGATGAAGAACATAATGCAGATTATTATGCCGACTGACCAAGCTAGCTTAATGAGCAGCCTCGACAGAGCAACTGAGTGGCAGGCCAAAAAGGCACTTGAGACGTCGGGTAAGGCTACGAAGTTAATGGCGCGCCAAATTCAGGCGATGTTAATTACGCCCTTGAAGTCAATTCACATCCAGACGATTTTCGACCATGAGGCTACCCTGATGGTCAAAGATGCTCAAGGTAATGATGTTCCAACCGCCATAGGCGAGTTCAGCGGCCGCGGCGTTATGTACTCAATTACCACCGCAATGACCGGAGTCGATAGAGATATAAAAGCTCAGCAGATGGATACATTCATTAACAAGTTAATCCAGTTGCCACAAGTTGCCCAGGAATATGACTTAACTAAGTTGTTCGATTACCAGAGCAGCTTGACTGGGCACCAAATTGACTTCAGTATGTTCAAGAAAGAGTCGCCGATTGACTCATTGCCAATACAGCAGAGGAACTTAGCTTACCAGTTACTTCAGCAGGCTATGGCACAGCAGCAACAGCAGCAGGAAATACCTGTTGACCAAAACAGTCAAAACATTTAGAATAAAGGAGTAAAATAAATGGAAACTGAAAACGAACAAGTAAACGATGATGCCGGGTTTTTGGCCAGACTCAAGCAAGTCTTTACGTCAAGTCAACCCGAAGCGCCGGAAGAGCTTAATCCGTTCAAGCAGGTGCCGCCGGCTCAAGCAAGTCAGCAAGCGGCACAGGGTGCACAAGGCGCACAACAGAGTGCTCAGCAGGGCCAGCAAGTAAACTCAGGTGATGTATTCAAGCAGTATGTAGCGAAGCAGAACTTCCTTGACGGCGTTGAATACGATGCCGCAGAGCTGATGCAAGACCCAAGTAAGTTGGGAAACTTCATTAACTCTGTAGCACAGCGTGCTTACGGCAAAGCTCTGTATGATGCAACCAGTGTAATTGACAAAGCCATTGAAAACCGCCTCAATGCTTATGACAGCAATGTCAGCAACAAGATTCAGGCGGCCGTTTCAAGTAGGAGTCAATTAGACAAGGCCACTCGGGAGATTCCATTGATGAAAGACCCCAGTGCCTCCCCGATTATCTCTCAGGTAATGAAAGGGTTTTTGCAACAGGGCAAGTCGCTTGACGAGGCAACTGAAGCAACTAAGACATTTTTGCAGGACTTCAGTAACAAGCTCTCAAGCAAAAGCGCTGATGAAAAAGCAGCTGACAAGCATCGTAAAGACCTTGACGGCCTCTTCGGTAACTTGTTGATTAGTAAGTAAATTTAACAAAGGAGTAAATAGATGATTCCAGGAATCTTTTCATCTCAAGGAGGTATCAATGCTGAGCGGCTTGATAGCTTCAATAGTAAATTGTTCCGGTCTCAGCTGGCCGGTACTGCCCCGATATTCTCATTGAGTTCGGGTTCCGCTCAGTTTCAGCTGACTTCCAAAATCCACTACTGGTTCATGAAGCAGCCGTATAGCTCGAAGTTAATTGCCTCGGCGGCAGCAAACAACTCGGCAACTTCCATCACAGTAGATAAAGGTGCTGTGGTTGAACCGTCTTCGGTGATTATGAACACTAAGACTAATGAATATATGTTTGTTAGTGCCGTGTCCGGTAACACCCTGACTGTCGTTCGTGGCTTTGCTGAATCGACGGCCGCCGCAGTAACTCAGAATGACGAACTGCTTTACTTGGGTACCGCCAAAAAAGAAGGCTCGTTGGCGCCGAATCCTAAGTACCGTCGTGGCGTTCCCCGTATGAATTACAGCCAGATTTTCCGCAATGGCTGGGGCACGACTCGTACGGCTGCGCACATTAAGTTCATCACTGGAAACAAGGCAACGGAGAACAAAGAAGATGCCGTGTCAATGCACGCGCAGGACATCGAAATGGCTCTGTTGCTTGGTCGCAAATCTCTCAATCAGGTTGACGGCTCTGAAGTGTTGAGCACGATGGACGGCTTGATGAGCATTGTTAAGAATAACACTGCATTGGCCGCGGCTGCAACTTTGGACTCAATTCAGGAATGGATGTACAGTAACTTCGAGACCTGCCCCGAGGGCGTTCCTAATGAACGTGTCGTTATGACCTCTCTCAATGTACTTTATGTTCTTAATAAACTCATTAGAGATGCCGGCAGCTCGTATTACCCGATTGGGACTGCGACTAAAGTATACGGCCTCGACGTGTACGCACTTCAGTTGCCGGGAATGCAGGAAGTTAAGATTCTTGCTCACCCGCTGTTCAGCCAGACTGAGTCGCTTAGCAAGTCGATGCTGATTTACCACCCGGGCTTGATTAAGATTGGTTATATGACCGACGCCGAAATCAAGGATGCGACTCCGGTAGGTATGGACGGTCAGGCCAACGTAATTACCTCTGAACTCACTCTTGAGTATGCAGATGAAAATACCGGAGGCGTTCTCAGTAACATCTATCTGGAGTAACGATTATGCAGTGTGTAATTAGAGTCTATAATAAGAACCTGCGTAGCCTCATTACTTCCAAAGGCCACATTAAGTTGGCAAACGGCGTTGGCTTCATTGAGCTGGATTCGGCCGATGAAGTCGGGCCGTTTTCCAAGGAGCTGTCTAAATTTGCTGCTGTTGAGGCAATTAAGTCTGAAGAAGAAAAGCAGCAGGCAAATGACGAAGCGGCCAAGGGACAGGATGAAGGCAATGAACTTGGCACTGGCAATGTGGGCTCGGCGCAGTCGTTTAACTTTAATAACTTAGTTAAGGGCTCGAATCCGTTGCCGTCTGTTAAGTAACAAAGGTAATTAAAAGCCCTGGGGCAGAAACGCCTTGGGGCTTTTTTCGTATGAAAGGTAATTGAGATGTTTAGTCAAATTGTAGATGATGTCTGTGAACTGTCAAATAGAATTGATATGCGCGACATTGTTGTTAAGTTGGCTCAGGGAATTATCTCAAGAATTCACAGTAAGCAGTATTTCCAAAGCGATTTGAAGCAGCTTGAATTGACCCCAGACACGCCTAACTTGGAACTTCAAAGTGCCTCAAAGTGGGTATGGAGGCGCAATTCAGATGTAAGGTTAATTAACTCTGTCTGCTACAAGCCGCTTGGATTATACCCACCAAATAATCAGCCTAGTGTTGGGCAGAACTTACTTAACAACTACTGGTACAAAGTGGGCGAGAAGTATGTCTTTGTCTTCGGTAGTGGGCAGAATGTTCTAGGTGAAATTTACGGCTTACCTGTTAATGAAGAGCCGACGTCAATTGAAATAACATATTATAGCTTCCCAAAGAAGTTTGAATATATACCAGAAGCTGAGCGACTTATCAAATACGACTGGTCATCTAATGAGTGGCTAGTTAGAGAAGATGCCCAAAGCGACGAATGGAAGGCGCTTGACTTGGAAGAAGTTAATGAACGAGAGGAAGAATTGGCGGCCTATGGAAACTGGCTTCTCAGGGATTACAAGGACGTGGTGATTTCTGGGACGCTAAGTAAGTTGTATGGCTTGCTTGACGACTCCGAACGTTTCAAGCGTGAATTTGCTGAGTTCAACCAGCTATTTGCTGTACTTGTCCAGAATGAGCGCTATGCTAACTTTGGGTATTAGAGGGGAGGTAATTGAGATGGCTAATGTAAAAACGCTTCAATTACCTCTCTATGAGGAAGAGAGCAATGATTTAATAGAGCAACTTAATTATAACTTGCAGATAATCGAAGAGCGGTTGCGGGCCCTCGAAGAAGCTGCGGGCGTTAATCAGAATGGAGGTTAATTGAGATGGAATTTTCAGCAGAGAAAAGTAAGTGCGGCAGCAAGAAAGGCGGCCGTAAGAAACTATTCGGAGGTACTTATGTTTTTGAGGGTGCTACAGTACCCAATATGGTAAGTGGCACGCTTGAGGAAGAAGTGCTTAAAGCTATGTTTAAGGGACAGCGGACTATAACAGCTGTTACAATTAAGTTAGGCCAAATATCCGAGGCCTTTGACAAGACCACGGAGTTAAGTGACATTGTTGAGTCAACTAACTACACCCCTGTAACCCTTACAGTACCTTCCACCTCAGATTGGGACGTGCTTCAAGACGAGTCGCTGGCGTGGTCCATAAAGACCCGTCAATTAACTTTCACAGTTTCCGGCGGCGACTGCCAGTACAACTGTTACTATATGGTTGACCAGGAGGGCAACTTACTTAGCGTCAGTGCTAAATTAGCTAATGTAATCACAAAGACGGTAGACTTTACAGGATACTATAAGTTCTACTGCTTGTAACTTTAGGAGGCCGCAATATGGTTTCAATAGTTAATAAGAACTTATTGATATTCAATCCTAATATAACCTATGATAGAGTCGAAGGCAATCAACTTAACATAACAGACGGCTCGAACATTATCCCGACGTACAATGGCTACTCTACTGGCCTTGGCTACAAGCCGCTGTTTTTTATGCCGTACTCAAGGAATGTCGAGCTGAAAAAGGTAGTTGATTTACAGGACGATGCTGGGAAGTTAATTATCACAAACAAGTACATTTACAGGTACTCCGCTGCCACGGGTGATGGGACGGTGTTGTTGATGCTCAGCAGCGATGCCGAAAATGTGAGCGTAGATTACATTGGCGCCTACTACTACATCTTGTGCGACCAAGTGCTGTTTAAGTATGACCACTTAATTAACTCTATCACCCAAATTAGCCCCACGGGTTTCCCTCAGAGTGCTAAGTTCATTTGCGCGACGAATAACAGGTTAATTGCCTTGAGTGATGATGTCATCGCTTGGAGTGCTGTTGGCAATGGAGATGACTTCCAGCCGAGTACAACTACCGGAGCCGGCTTTCAGAGTTTGGACTCACTTAGCACTGGTAAGGGAATTGCCTTGGCTAAAAAGAAAAACGGCTTTCTGGTGTTCACATCGGACAACGTAATTAGCGCCACTGAGCTAAACACGGCTTTGGTTTACAATTTCAAGGAAGTTAGTAAGCATCGGATTCTCAATCGAGATTGCTGCTTAACTAGCACCTTTGGCATTGTATACTTCATTGACTCAGACAAGAACCTTTACAGCTACGAGGATTTGGGCTCTCTGGGCTCTGGCGGGTTCAAGGTCGTAAATGAGATGTTAATTGACTATTTCAACTCAATCGACATCGACATCGAATACCTCGACCTGCTGGAAACTCGCTACCTTGTTGTCAACTATTACGGGAACATACTTGGCATCGACTTGTTGCTTGGGCGCGTTTTCAAGGTACAGCACGCATTAACTGCTGTTCGTGGTTTCAACTTCATTAACTTCCAGCACTTCTGGAACTTCGAGTACCGAAGTGCTTATAATACAGAATTTAACGAAATAAGCTACTACGGCAACAGGCTGCACGTTGAGTCAATTGGAAGCTTGTCAGCTGAACAACCGGATACGATGTGTGCTTCGATTAACCTCTATGCAGAATTGCCGCTCGCTGATGCCGTCATAACGCATTTAGTTGATACACTCGAACCTGAGTTCAATAAGCTGGAGCCGCCATTACCTCTTGTATTCGATGAAGACTTGAATGGCAGCTTGCTCGATGAAGACCTAAATGACAGCCTCTTTGATGTTGACCTGAATGATTATGACAATACATGGAGCAGCGGCTTTGAATTAAGTTGCAGCTTCGATACAGATGTATATCAACAGGCAAAGCGGATTGACAAAGTGGACGCGTTTTTTGAGTTTAACTCAATTAGCTTCGCACCAGAAATCCCCATCGAGTGCACTACAGTGATAACCCGAGTGGACACTAACATGTCAAGTAACAGAAAGGAGTTCATTTGGGACTGCCAGCTTCAAGCGCCTCAGCTTGACTGCGCCGTCACCCAGGAACCTGATTTTGAGTGGAACCAGAATATCTCAATGGGGTATGATGTGTCAATTACCTTGACATCTTCAACTGACGCCTACGGAAACTTGCCGCATCATAAGGTCTTAATTGAGGACAAATACTTCGTTGGGCGCCGCCTTGTAGGAAACATCTACAACACTGGCGTTTACCATATGCTCAATTATGCTGTAAAAGGCTTTTGTGAGATAACAGGAATACAATTTAACTTATTTAAGGGAGGTCTTATTTATGACAGATAGATTACCTAGCAGTGATTACCAAGGCCGAATTTCACAGTTGGGCTCCGGTAACTTGGAAGAAATCAATGCAGTTTATAACCCTCGAGAGTTCTTCGTGGACACTCGAAACTGGACAGTGGCAATTCACGATGGTGCGACTCCGGGAGGCCATTGGCTTGCGAGGGCCGATTTCAGCAACGTAGCTTCATCTGATATTATCAACCAGCTTGAGAATATTCCGGTAACTAAGTTGGCCTTAAACACCTACGAAGGAACTTTCATTAGCGAGGGCGGCAACGATGTGCTGTCCGGAAATAACCCTCAATTAGCAAAGGTGTCGCTGGGCGGCGCCGCTGCAGTTGACTCAAGTGGGTTCATTTTTTGCCAAGATGCTTCAAATGCTAACTTAAGTAACTTCGCTGGAAAACGGGTCGAAGCACCTTATGCCACATTCAATATGGTCAGCAATGTTACGCTGTCAAATGGAGCCGTTTTGCACTGTTTCAACTTAATTGGCTCTAGTGCGTACACCTTGACAATTGAAGCTGGCTGCAAGCTCATTATTGATGGAACCATCAGCGGCACTGACTTCATTACCGGTGCTGGCTCCGTCTACATAGGTGATTACACTGCCGCTTGCTTCAAAGATACTTTCCAGGGAGATTACTCAACCGGAAATTCTCAGCAGCCTATGTGGACTGCTTTCGAGTCGCTTAAGTACTTGGAAGGCAATGGAGTTGTAACCTGCGATGGCGGCACCACGACTTTGACGGCTATGATGAACCCACTTAAAGCTCAGATGCAGCTTTACTTAGATTCAGGTGGCACTAAGGGAGTGGCTACTAAGACTCGTAGCGCAACATCTAATGGAACTGTAAAAGGAAGTTACTTTATTTGGGATAAAGGAGCCTCAACTTGTGTTCGGCCGTTAATTAGGTCGACCTCGTCAAATGGCGCCCCGAACTACTCCTCTGAATTGTACAACGGAATATTGTTTACCAGTAATAAGTCGTGGAGTCAGCCAGTCTTCATTAGCGCTACTGCCGCAGGGCCAGGTGGCTCAACAGCCAGCATAATTATCTCTGCCCCAAATGGCACTCAATTAGAGAACCACCTGTTTTACGGCCACTTCACTGGAAGTAGCTCGGGTTGCTCGAGCGGCCAATTCATCATTCCTGCTAATTACCTCGTGCGGTTCAATAAGAATGGTTTGGCCTACAGAGATAATTGTGTGGTTTGGGGCTATAACCAGAGTAGCTTCAGCAACTTCATGCGTATGCGGATTTATTAAACTTAATTGACGAAAGGATAGAAAATGAGCAAAGGCGTTTTACGAATTGCTAATGTTACTGGAGAAGGTGTTGACTATAGCGACCGTGAAATCAGCACCGAAACCGGACAGACGCTTAGCGTTTATTTGAACAATGCCCGGATTGACTTGGCTCGAGCTGATATGAATAACGTGGCGGCCGATGCTGTTAGGAGTAAAGTAGCAGACGAACTTCAGGAACTTGAAGACGAGCTGTCGGCTGTTACTGCAGAATCCGGGGCAAATTCAGCTACGTTGCCGAAAAAGAAGGACTTGTTAATTGGGTTGACTAAACCCTATACAGCCGATATTGCCACGGTCAGCTCGACTAATACCATCTTACTTAAGTCCTTCCAGTGGTTTAACGGCACGGACTTGGTGCAACATCAGGAAGAAACTGTTACAATCGGTCCCGAATATGCAGGCCAAGTTGTTTATGTTGGACTTAATGAAAGCGGCATTGGGGAAATAAGTACATCAGATTACGACATCTACTTAGCCCTGTGCAACATCTATGTTAATGCAGATGGCGACTTAACGGCCTCGGAGCTTTCAGTGCGGCCGTTTTTGGCTGATTCAAGTACATTTGGCCGCGACCACCCTATAATGGTAGTTAACTTCGCCGCTCAAGTAACTTCCTCAGATTCGGCCAAGGGCTTGAGCTGCCAAAGTTTCGACTTAATTAAGGAAAGTATCAATTACGCCGGTAATTCGCAGCGGCCTGACCGGAAGCTGTTTCCGGCTATGTCGTCAATTAACTTCAAATATTACTACCCTAATTATGACCATGACGGCGAAACGGCTCAACCTAACATTCAGCCTTACTACTACAATACAACAACGAGCGCGAAAACTCTGCTTGACTTAAGTAATGGTACTAGTAAATTTGTGGTCTTCAGGTTGGTGTTAATTGAAACTGGCCAAATCCTCCTCTTGCTTCAGCAGGTTTCTGACGAAAGCAAGCTATTCACTTCTATGCAAGAAGCAGAGCTTGGATTGAAAGACCTTAATTGGAACCTAAGTCAATTAAGCAGCCGCGCAATCTACCTTGACCAGTTCATTGTGTGTTCTGCTGACTTAACTATCTGCCAGATGGCCAATGTTGCCGAAGTCAGTAATTCACAGAATATCACGATTAACCAACTTGTTTATGGTGTACTTGCTGATTCTAGCCAGGTGCCTAATACAACAGAAGAGTTTTCTGCAGTATTTTCTGGATTAACTCCTGAAGTTAATGGATGGTTCTTTGTTAAGCTGGCTGATGTAGAAGTTTTCGGCGCTGGAAATTCCTTTGCTGGTTTTACCATGTACCAAATTAAGTCTATCGTCTCAGGTAACTTGGAATATGATACTTATATGCTGGCTTCTCCGGCAGCTACTGAAGCTTATGCATATCAAGTAGCTCAGAAAATTGCCCCGTATATAGCAACTACATTTGAATCTCTTGGCGTAGAAGATACTTTTAATAATTTTATCTCTCAAGTTTATGCTAAAGAAGAAGACGATTCTTTATCTGAAAAGTTAATTAACACTACTACTAAATGGCCTCTGGTAGATGGCAACGGCTCTCTAGCAATCGCTAAAACTCCTTGGCTTAATGGTGATACTGAATTTAGAGCCGATGTTGTCTGTGCCGCAACTGAGAAAGTCATCTCAAGGAACTCAATAATTCAGCCAAGCGACGCAACTAACATTTCTTTCATGGTAAATAACTCTACAAAGCACTATACTTTGAGAGTACCTGAAAATGCTGCCGCAGGAATACTTAATGTAGATATAAAACTTAATAGTATTATGCCAGAAGATGCCGCAATTACCTTTGAGTTGTTACTTGACTTATCTGCCATGTCCAATCCTAGTGCAATTTCTGGCATAAATGTTGCAATAGACGGCCAAAATGTTTCGTTTGTATGGATTGATAATACAAATGGAGTGTTCCAAACGGCTAATCCATACAAGTTAATTGCCTTTAGGCGTTCATTTGTTTGGTATGGTGGTAACGGCTATATAGCTCAATGGTTGGCTAATATCGAAGCTGAATACGCCATGCCGATAAACTAAGTTAATTAGGAGGAATAAGTTAATGGTGATAAGAACTTCATTAAGGCCCCTTGGAAAAGGGGCCTCGAATTTAGCCCCTCTTGAATGGTTCAATGGGCTTACTTTGACTTACCCAGATGAACCTCAGATGTCAAGTGAATATAATGCTGACCACGCAGGACGGTCAATTTACAATCCTTATATGCAAATGTATGAGGATGGGCTTCGTGGAAGATTCCTAAGTACTGGGCAAAATACATATAATTGTAGACAGAATTATTACTTGAGTGGTGCTCTAAATGAAATACTGCCAGCTGGGCTGGTTCAATTTAGAAACATGATTAGGTTCAAAGGTTCTGGATTTACGGCTAATTCAAG